GGCCGAGACCGGCGGCCCGCTGGTGGCGGCGCCATCGCGGCGGGGCCTGGGGATGGCGATGCTGGCGCGGGCGCTCGCGGGCCCGCTGGGCGGCCGCAGCCGGCTGGACTGGCGGCCGGAGGGCCTGGTCTGCGACCTGGAGCTGCCGGCCGCGGCGCTGGAATCCGCGCCCGCCGCCACGGTTTGAGGCGCAAAAAGTTCGCATTTTGTTCTTGACAGGCCCGCGCGTTTCCGATAGGGTTAGGTCAGCGTCGAAGAGTGCGCCCCGCGCCTGAGCGCCCGGCGCTCAGGCGCGGCCTTCCGATCGCTGTCAGTCCGATCCGAGATAGGTAGACGCCCATGGCCCGCTTTGTCGGCCCGTTCAGCGCGCCCGATCCCCTGGCCGACGGCTGGGACGAAATGGTGCGGCAGAACTGGCTGTTGCAGTCGAAGAACGATCCGCTGGCCAACCCGGGCGATGGCCTTCCGTCCGCTAGCGATGGCTATGCCGCGGCGCTCAACCGGTCGGACCTGCCGATCGGCCAGTGGATGGCGCTGCGCGACCAGCAGTTCGGCGCCGGATCCGGCGCATCAGGACTTAGCGCACCGGGATTCCAGGAGGCGCCGATCTCCGACAGCAATTCCCCCGCCCTCGGCGGCGCAGGCGATGACGCGCTTGCGGGCGGCCAGAGCGGCGACGTCCTTGCGATGGCTGACGATGCGCGCGGACGGGTCATGCGCTCGCTGTTCGATGGCGGCCCGCCGACGCAGGCGCCGAAGCCGCCGAAGCCGCCGACAATGTCGACCACCGCGCCTGCCAATTCATCCACGCCCAAGCCGCGGCTTGGCGCGGACCGTCACGTGACCGGCCCGCTGCTCGGGCTAATTTCCGAAGGTGAGGGGACGAACGGCCCGAACGGCTACGACGCGGTCTACGGAGCTCATGAAGGCCGGGACGGGGCCTATCCCACGAACACCAAAACGCCGAGCGAACTCACGCTCGACGAGTGGATTGCGCTGGAGCCGACACTGACGCGTCTGAACGGGGGAGCGCAATAGGAAAGTACCAGTTCACGCACGACGGTTTGCTTGACCTGAAGAGATGGGGCTTCTCCGGCAATACCGTAATGACTCCGGAGCAGCAGGATCAGATGGCCGAGGCGATCCTCTACAAGAAGCGACATTTCTACGACTTCCTCAATGGGCGCCTGCCGCCCGCCGAGTTTCAAACGGAGCTGTCACAGGAATGGCGCTCCCTTCCGAGCGCGCCGGATAATTTTGCCTATGCTCCGAAAGGTGAGCCGCGGGTCAGGGCGCGCATAGATTCCGTAAGTCTCCAGAACGCATTGTCCGCTGTCCTGAAAAGCCAGGCGGACGTGCAGCGTCAACTCGACGATGGACAGTCACCGCCGCCCTGACCTTTCACCTCGATTTCGTAAGCTCCTTCTGGAGGCCGACTCGACGCCCGTCTCGACCTATGACGAATTGATCGAAACCTTCATCTCTGCCGGTGGCGCCCGCGCCCGCGTATCGCATCGCCCGAAAATTCCCCCTCCCGATGGGCTCGCCTCGGGTCTCAACGCTCCAGTACCGCCCGTCGGAACGACGGCGGTAGAGGAACTCGCAAAGGGGTGCGTCCCCCGCGCAGCTGAAAGTCTCCTTGTATTTGTCGCAGACAACAGTCCATCCGCACTGCTGGCCCGGACCCCAGGCGACGATGCGCACCGGGTCGAAGCCCTGAGCCATCAACTGGCGCCGCGCCTCGGGGTAGGGCGTTCCCAATGCGATGCGCGGCTTGCGCCCATGGTCCGGCGGCTCGGGGGGCGGCGGAGCCGGCGACGGCGGGCAGCGCCCCGCCGCCGGGCGCGCGCCCGGCGGCGGGTCCGGCGGCCAACAGGCCTTCCGGCCCGACGCGGCGCTGCACAAGGGTGCGTAGGGTGAGGCCGGAAGGTCCGGGAAACAGACTTTGTAGCGCCGCTTGCCGTCGGCGGTCGCGATCTCGTAGCCGTCGAGCTCGAAGCCGCGCGTCAGCCGGAACGCCTGGAACGTCTGCCCGGCCGCGGCGCGGCCCTCGGGCGCCGAGCCGCCGCCGAGCGCGATCGCGGCGATGTAGAGCTTGCCGTCCGAGCGCCGCTGGAAGAGCAGGCCGCAGTTCTGCGTCGCGCGGCTGCAGCCCAGCAGCTCGGGATAGGCCGGCGTCGGCTCGTTCACGCGGTCGAACTCGTAGCGGCGCCGGTAGACGCGCACCGGCTCGTAGCCGCGGGCGATCAGCCCGGCCCGGGCTTCGGCGTAGGGCATGCCGGCGCGAAGACGGGGCGGCCTCACCGCGGCCAGGACGAGGAGGAGGGCGGTCAGCCCAGCGAGGGCGGCAAGGACAAGGGCGGCGAGCGGGCGGGACATGGCGGCCAGGGTGCGCAAACATCGCATCCTAGCTCGGCCGTAACCGCCGCGCCAGTAAGATGTTCGTAGTTTGTTCTTGACCGTAGTCGCCAGGGCCTAGCGAGCTGCTCCGCGGCGGAGCGACTGACTATCGTCGTCTCGAATGGCAATCACGTCGCCATCTAGGCACCTCTTCCAGCTGGCCGGCCAGGCACGATCTCCGCGGCGACCCCGCTCAGTCATGATGCTGGCCTGCTCGGCGGAGTCGTGCGCAACGACTGGGGCTTCCGCCAGAAGCCCGAACGGCTGACCATCTGGCGGCGAGCGCCCCAAACACCTTGACTGTCCGCGGAGTTTTCGATTTGTTCCAGGGGCCGACTGGAAGGTTGAGGTCCCTGACGGAGCTGTTTCCAAGACCCGGCTCGCGGCGGCTCGCCGCCTGGGTCGCGGCGCCGGCCGTCGTCGGCGCGCCGATCGCCATCTATCTGGCCAGCATAGACACCATGGACGCCGGCAGGCCGCTTGCCGTCGTCGCTACGGAGCCCTTCCTGCGAGGCGCGCCTGTGTTCTACCGACTCCCGGGCCTGGCAAGCCTGATCGTCACGCTGGCCGCCAAGGCCCGCCCAAGCCTCAAGATCGCGATCTCGGCGGTCGCCATGCTTTCCGGGGTCTCGGCAGTTGTCGTGACCCTGATCACCTTGTTCGTCAGTCAGAGCCAAGACTTCGGCGCATCGCTGATGATCGGCGCCGCAGCAGGGTTGCTGACTGGGCTTATCGGCCTTGTCTACTGCCTGATCGCGGGCGTTCCGTGGCGCGCAGATGGCCTTAACGCCCTTCCGACGGAGCAGCACTTTCGATTGAGCCCGCGGCGTTGGGTCCGGCGCTGGCGACGAAGTGCCTTGTGAGAAAGTTCGCATTTTGTTCTTGACAGGTCCGCGCGTTTCCGATAGGGTTATGTCAGCGTTGATGACTGCGCCTGGAACCTGAGCGGCGACGGGGCGGTCCGCGCTTTCCATCGATGTTCGAGGGCTCCCGGACGGGAGCCGATCACCCCGCCGGGAACGCCCGCGCGGGCCTTTCGCTTGCCCGCCCCCCAACCTGCCCTGGAGGCGTCCTTGTCCGACGACGAGATCATCCGCGAGGCCCGCGAGGCCTTCGAGCGCGCCGCCGACTTCGAGGCGGAAAACCGGAGAGAGGCGCTGGACGACCTGCGCTTCGCCCGGCTGGGCGAACAGTGGCCGGAGAAGGTGCGCCGCGAGCGCGAGCTGGACGGGCGTCCCTGCCTGACCATCAACCGGCTGCCGGCGTTCATCCGCCAGGTGGTCAACGATGCGCGGCAGAACAAGCCCGGGATGGTGGTCCATCCGGTGGACAGCGAGGCCGATCCGGCGACGGCGGAGGTGCTCAATGGCCTGATCCGCCACATCGAGCAGAGCTCGGACGCCGAGGTGGCCTACGACACCGCGCTCGACTTCGCGGTGACCGGCGGGTTCGGCTACTTCCGGATCAACACCCGCTACGCCAGCGACGACACCTTCGACCAGGATCTGGTGGTGGAGCGGGTGGCCAACCCGTTCTCGATCTATGGCGACCCCGACGCGTCGGCGGCGGACAGCAGCGACTGGAACTCGGCGTTCGTGGTCGACACCCTGCCCAAGGCCGCCTTCGAGGCGCGCTGGAAGGGGGCCGAGGCGGTCGACTGGTCGGCCGACGCCTACGCCTCGCTGACCAACCCCTGGCTCGACGGCGAGCAGGTTATGGTGGCCGAGCATTGGCAGCGCGAGCCCACCAAGCGCGAGATCGTGGCGCTGTCGGACGGCCAGGTGGTGGAGCTCGCCACCTACCGCAAGCAGAAGGCGATGTTCGACGCCTTGGGCGTGAGCGTCGTCGGGCCGCCACGGACGGTGGCGAGCCACAAGGTCACCCAGCGGATCATGACGGGCGCCGAGGTGCTGGAGACGGTCGACTGGGCGGGCCGGTTCATCCCGATCGTGCCGGTCTACGGCGAGGAGATCCACATCGACGGCCGCCGGCGCCTGCGCAGCCTGGTGCGCGACGCCAAGGACCCGCAGCGGATGTTCAACTACTGGCGCACGACGTCCACCGAGCTGGTGGCGCTGGCGCCCAAGACCCCGTTCATCGGGCGCAAGGGCGCCTTCGAGACCGACAGCGCCAAGTGGGCGACGGCCAACACCCAGACCCACGCCTACATCGAGTACGACGGGCCCGAGGCGCCGCAGCGCCAGCCGTTCGCCGGCCCGCCGGCCGGCGCCATGCAGGAGGCGCTGAACGCCAGCGACGACATGAAGGCCATTATGGGCCTCTATGACGCCAGCCTGGGCGCGCGCTCGAACGAGACCAGCGGCAAGGCGATCCTGATGCGCCAGCGGGAAGGCGACGTCTCGACCTTCCACTACATCGACAACCTGAACCGCGCGCTCAGGCACGGCGGCCGAGTGCTGCTGGACCTGATCCCGAAGGTCTATGCGACGGCCCGGGTGATCCGCGTGCTGGGCCAGGACGGACAGGCGGGCTCGGTTGGGATCGCGCCGGGCGGCGGCGGCGCGCCGCCCGCGGACGGGCCGCTGAAGGCGGTGGAGACCATCTACGACCTGACGGTCGGCAAGTACGACGTCACCGTGCAGGCCGGCCCGAGCTTCACCAGCCGAAGGGAGGAGGCGGCCAACCAGATGATCGAGCTGATTCGCGCCTACCCCGCCGCCGCCCCGGTGATCGGCGACCTGCTGGCCAAGAACCTCGATTGGCCGGGCGCCGACGAGGTGGCGCAACGGCTGTCGGCGATGCTCCCGGCCCAGGCGAAGGGGGGCGATCCGCAGGCGCAACAGCAGATGGGGGCGGCGCAGGCGCAGCTCGCCCAACTGGGGCAGGCGCTGGCGGCGGCGAAGGCCGAGATCGCGGCGCTGCGCCAGGACCGCAGCCACGCGGCGCGCAAACTGGAGATCGACGCCTTCGAGGCCGAGACCAACCGGCTGAAGGCGATGGGACGCTAGCGCCAGCCATCCGCTCCCTCGACGATCAAAAGGAAGCTCCATGGATCCCGATGATGAGGTCGCGAGCCTGCGCGGCGCGGCGCAGGACGCCATCGCCGACAACGCGCTGGCGCTCGAGCAGCCGCCGGCTGGCGATGCGTCGGCCGAGCCGCCTACCAACGATTGTGAGTTCACGTTCGTGGGGGGCGCGGGTACGGGCGGACCCTACCTGGAGAGCTTTCGCAAGGCGTTCGAGAAGGCCGGCATCCAGCATGTCGACGTGCCGAACCAGGGCGACGTGACCGGCGATCCCCGAAAGGACGCCCCATTGTACCGCGTCGCGCCGGACGTGTTGGGCGTACCCATGATCAACGACTTGGCTTTCGCGAAGTCGCTGGTGGGCGACCCGGCCTACAAGGAAGCCGCTGAGCATTCGCGCTCGCTAGGCGATGAGCAGTACAACCTCGGCGGCTATTCGTACGGCGCAGCTGTCCAGGCTGCGAACGCCTACGCCATCGCGGAGAACGGCGGCAAGGTGGACAACCTCGTTCTGGTCGGCGCGCCGATCAACAAAGACCTCTACGACGCAGTGAGGAACCACCCGAACATCAAGAACGTAATTACGCTGGATCTCGGTGAGTACGGCGATCCGATCCACGCCGGCATGACGGACGATGAGTTTCGCCGCGCCCTTCCCAAGCTCATGGACCAATTCGGCACGCAGAAATTCGGCCAACAGAGCATCGGCCACTTCTACTATAGTGGGGCCGATCCGATCGGTGATCGGCGGCGCGAGGCGCTCGCGCGCTCTCTGGTCCAGAGAGGCGTGCGCTAACAGCCAAGAGCTTCTTGACGTTCATTGTTTGTTCCGATAATCTCGAAACGCAGATGAAGCTCATGGAAAGCGTTCGTGAGACCAGGTCGCTGAGGTGGTGGATCGGCATCGCGATCTACGCAATGTCGATGCTGGCGATGGCTGTCTCGGTGGCATGGGTGGTCGGTGTCGCCTGTCTCGCCCTGGGATCGCTGCAGCGTGAAGGCGCCGGCATTTTGGCCTCAGCGTCCCTGCCGAGTCTCTATGTGGCGCTCCTGAGCTTCCCGATCGCGATGCTCGTAGAATCCAGCCGGCGCCGGGCGCTGTGGTTCGCGGCGCTCGCGAGCCTGTACGTCATCGTGTTCCTGGCCGACGTCTCGATGGACATGCACATCCCGTTCTGGCCGCGGTTCATGACGGGCGGCGCATAGGCGCGCCCCACTCGACGACGAAGACTCCAACGATCCGCGGCGGCGGAACGCCGCTTTGGCGACAAACGCCACATACAAGGAACCAATCTCATGACGAACGCCGACGAGGCGGACGACGAGTCCGTGCGCGATGCAGCCTGCGATCCTGCCGGGGACGGCGCGGACGATGGCTTCGAGGTGGAGCACGACGGGCAGGTCTACCGGCTGCCCGGCGCGCTGCAGGGCGGGTTCCTGCGGCAAGCGGACTACACCCGCAAGACCCAGGAGCTGGCCGCGCACAGGAAGGCGATGGAGACCGAGCGCGCCGCCCTGGCGGCGCAGGCCGCTGAGCAACGGAGCGCCAGCGGCGCGAACGCCCAGCTGGCGGCCCTCGATCACGAGTTGTCGGAACTGCGGGCCGTCGACTGGCGAGCCTTCGCCGCGCACGACGCGCGCGCGGCCCAGGCGATGTGGGCGAGGCGCCAGGAGATGAGCCAGGCGCGCGACAGCCTGGCGCAGGCGCTGGCCCACCATGCCGACCGCAAACGCCTGCAAGCGGCGCAGGAAGCGGCGGCGCGGATGGCCCAGACCGGCCGCGTCCTGGGCCAGGAGATCGACGGCTGGTCGCCGGAGCTGGCCGGCAAGCTGGTGGACTACGCGCAAGGCCATGGCGTGACGCTGGACGAGCTGGGCGCGGCGGACGATCCGCGCGTCTGGAAGATCCTGCACTGCGCCTGGCAGGGCGATCAGGCGGGCCGGCGCGAGGGCGCGGCGAAGGCGGTCGCCCAGGCCCAGACGGTGCGGCCGGCGGTGACGGTCTCCGGCGCGGCGGCGGGCAGCGGCGGCGTGCGCGACGAACTGGCGACCAAGGAATGGATGAAGCGCCGCAACGAGGCGGTGCGGAGGGCGCGCTGATGGTGAGGTTCCCCGATCTGCCCGGCGCAGAGGCGCCGGTCGGCGCACGCCCGCCGTCGCAGTAGCCGATCTTCGGATACCGCCCGGGCGACGACCGCACGCCGGGCTATCCCAACCGTCTGCCGGACGGTGGGTCTGCGCCCCCGCCGTGGGACTTCTCGCCGGCGATGCGTCCCTACCGATCGTCGCGGCGGCCCGATCCGTCAAAGAGAGGGGCCGGCCAGTCGCGAAGAGCCAGACCAGGACGATGAGCGCTGTGGGCGGCAGATACACGACGCCGGCCAGAGCTCCGTAATCGTGGGTCCCTTCGGCGTTTATCGCCGAGGCCAGCAAAGGCCAGAGGCGCCGCCGCCGGCAGCCAGATCCAGGCAAGCTTCGGGAACATTGCGAGACCGCTGAACGCCGAAACGACCGCCCACCACGTGGTCCCCACGACGTAGAGGCCGATCGCGGCGAGTGCCACAGCATCCACCGCCGCGTCGCCGACAAAGTGCAGCAGCAACGCTGCGACAAGGCCGAACGAAACGAGCAGGAGAAGTTCCACCGGCTGACGCGCCCTCTGCCTCCGCAGAGCACGGCCGCCACCCGCCATCCACCCGCCGCCGGCTTCGTCCGGCCCCGACGAGCACGCGCGCACGCCGCGCCTCGCCGGCGCAGTGCGGCTTCCATCAACCCCATCCTGAAAGGACGACAGAATGGCCAACGCCTTTCTGACGCCGACCGCGGTGACGCGGGAGGCGCTTCGCGTGCTGCACCAGAAGCTGAACTTCGTGGGCACCGTCACGCGCGACTATGACGAGAGCTTCGCCAAGCAGGGCGCCAAGATCGGCGACACCCTGAAGATCCGCCTGCCGAACCAGTACACAGTGCGGACCGGCGCCACGCTTTCCAGCCAGGACACTACGGAATCGACCGTGGACCTGAAGGTCCAAACCCAGAAGGGCGTGGACCTGAACTTCACCTCGGTGGACCTGACGCTGGCGCTGGACGACTTCTCCGAGCGCATCATCGAGCCCGCCATGAGCGTGCTGGCCGCCAACATCGAGGCGGACGCGATGAACATGTACAAGGACATCTGGAACCAGGTGGACAACCAGGGCCAGCCCGCGACCTTCACCAAGGTGCTGCAGGGCCGCAAGATCCTGGTCGACAACCTGGCCCCGCTGAACGCCAGGACCTGCAACCTGAACACCCAGGACAACGTCGACATGGTCGACGCCCTGAAGGGCCTGTTCAACGACCAGACCGCGATCAGCAAGCAGAACCGCGAAGGCTACATGGGCCGGACCGCCGGGTTCGACTTCATGGAGAACACGCTGTGGCCCAGCCAGAGCCGCAGCGCCGCGGCCGGCTACCTGGTGAACGGCGCGAACCAGACCGGCTCGACGCTCACCGTCAATACCGGCGCGGGCGTCCCCAACCAGGGCGACGTGTTCACCATCGCGAACGTGTTCCGGGTGCACCCGGAGACCAAACAGTCGACGGGCATCCTGCAGCAGTTCGTGGTGGGGGCCGGCGCGACCACGACCAGCTTCCCGATCAGCCCGGCGATCGTCACCTCCGGGGCGACGCAGAACGTCAGCGGCTCTCCGGCCACCGGTGCGGCCCTGACCTTCTCGGGCACGGCGTCCAGCACCTACGGCATCTCGATGGCCTACCAGAAGGGGGCGTTCGCCTTCGCCACGGCGGACATGGTGATGCCGCGCGGCGTCGATTTCGCGGCGCGCGAGGTGTTCGACGGGGTCTCGATGCGGATCGTGCGCCAGTACGACATCAACAACGACAAGTTCCCGTGCCGCCTGGACGTGCTCTACGGCTACAAGACCATCCGGCCGCAGCTCGCGTGCCGGCTGGCCAACCGCTGACGCGGTAGGCCCGCGAGGAGCCGCTCCGCGCTCCGCTCCCCCCGCCGCGCGGGGCGGCTCCCGCATCTTCCCATCCTCACCAGACACTGGAGGGCCGCCCATGGGCGCCATGATCAACGAAGACCGTTTCGGCGTCTGCGCCATCACCCTGGACGTGCCATCCGTCGCGGCCAGCACCTCGGCCGAGCAGAGCTTCACCGTGAAGGGGCTGAAGCCCGGCGATTTCGTGCAGGTCAACAAGCCGTCGCTGCACGCCGGCCTGGTGGTGAGCACCGCGCGCGTGCCGGCGGCGGACACCTTGGCCATCACCTTCGGCAACACCACGGCCGGCGCGATCGACCCGGCGGCCGAGACCTACCTGCTGTTCTACTTCCGGCCCGAGAAGACCTTCGGCGCGGCGGTTTTCTAGCCGCCGCGCGGCCCGCCCGTCCGCCCCCCCTTTTCCACCTTCGCTGAGCGAGGCCGCCGATGGCGATCACCACCTATGCCGAGCTGCTGGCGGCCGCGGCCAACTGGCTGGTGCGCGGCGACCTGACGGCGCGAATCCCTGAATTCATCACGCTCGCCGAGACGCGGTTGAACCGCGTGCTGCGGGCCAGACTGGCCGAGAGCGAGGCGCCGCTGACGGCCACCGCCGGCAGCCGGACGATCCCGCTGCCGGCCGGCTTCGCCGAGCCGCTGGCGCTATGGATCTTGCAGGGTACGGACCGGATCGCACTGCGGTTCATCGAGCCCACCCTGCTGGCCGCCACCAGCCTGCAGGGACAGCCGGCCAGCTGGTCGGTGGATGCGGCCAACCTGGCGTTCGACCGTCCCTGCGACCAGGCCTACAGCCTCGTGCTGCGGCTGCTCACGAAGTTCGCGCTCTCGGACGCTCTGCCGACCAACGCGCTCTTGAGCGACAGCCCGGACGTCTACCTATTCGCCGTGCTGGCCGAGGCCGGGCCGTTCCTGCGCGATGCCGACCTCGCCCAGGCCTACGAGGACCGCCTTTCCCGCGCCATCGCCGAGCTGAACGCCAAGGAGGCGCGCAGCCGCGCGCCGCGCACGCTGGCGACCGAGCTGCCGGTGCGCGGCGACACCCTGTTCGACATCACCAGAGGACCCTGAGCCATGCTGAGCCCCATCGGACCGGCGATCCCGGAAGCCTTCCACGCCGTCCTGAAGTCGATCCACGACGCGATCCGCGAGCTGGAGACGCCGCAGGCGCCCAAGCCGGTGTACGCCTGCGTGCAGGCCAAGCTGCCGCCGGCGGCCAGCTACGGCCAGTGCCTGGCGCTGGTCACCGACCTCAATGTGCTGGCCCACTCCGACGGCGCGCACTGGATCCGCGAAGACACCGGCGCGGTGATCGTCTGATGCCGTCGTCCTGGTCTCCCTCGCTCAGGTTCGAGCTGCAGTTCACCGGCGAGAACATCAACCTGTGGGGCGACAAGCTGAACGCGGTGCTGCAGCACGCCGACTATGCCGTTGCGGGCTGGCTGGTGAAGCCGCTGACCGGCGACGCCGCGCTTTCCACCGCCAACGCCGCCGACGACGAGGCGCGCGCGGCGATGATCAAGTTCACCGGCGCGGGGCCCTTCACGGTGACCGTGCCGTCGGTGAGCAAGGCCTACCTCGTCTGGAACGCGTGCGCCGCGGCGCTGACGCTGACCACCGGGGCGGGCGCGACCGTGACGCTCGACCCGGGCGACATGGCGCACGTCGTCTGCGACGGGGGCAGCGTGCGCACGCCGGGCTATGGCGGGCTGCCGCTGAAGGACTTCATCGCCGCCTCGGCGCTGGCCGCCACCGGCAGCCTGCCGGGGGTGACCGGCAATGCAGGGAAGTTCCTCACCACCGACGGGACCGGCGCCTTCTGGCGCCAGCCCGCCTCGACCGACCTTTCCGATTTTTCCGCCAAGGTGCTGGGCGTTCAGGTCGCCCTCGCCGTGGCGCTCTAACCCTCCAGGGAGCCCGCCATGACCGTGACCGCCAATTCGATCATCACGCCGCAGACGCCGCGCGCCGCGACAGCGGTCGCGACGTCCGCCAACACTAGCTATTCGGATACGCCAACGAACACCGTGGCCCTGTTTTCGGCTGGCGGCAGCGGCTCGCGGATCACCCGCATCACCGCGTCAGCAAGGGCGACGGTGACGGCCACTGAACTGCAGCTCTTTCGGTCTTCGGACGCCGGGACGACCAAACGGTTCTTCAAGTCAAAGCTTATGACTGCCTACACCGTCGCCCAGACAACGGAAAATGTGGCGACTGATTTCGGGTACAGCGACGACAATCCCCTAGTCCTAGGGAGTGGAGAAATTCTCTACGCAGCGACCGGAGTGGGTTTGGCTGGTGGGATCGTTTTCTGCGCGGAAGGGGCGGACTACTGATGCCTGGACTAAGAGGACTTGTGGCCCAAGGCCTCAATGGCCGAAAGGCCG